CCCGATAAAACATTTACTGCCGCTTTTTGGAGGATAAAGCAAAGTGTTCATTGATAATGACTTTCCAAAGATTCTAGGTGCGGAGCTATATAGGCCCCACCCAGCATACGTGGCTGAAATGGCCGTGGAACCAGTAGTGGTACACGACTTTTCACGCCAACCCGGGCAAACGGTTCAACTAGATAGATACAAGTTCTGGGGATCACCAGGCACTAAGGACTCTAGAGAGCGTATTGCCGATCAAACAATTGGTACAGCAAACAGCCGTAACATCACAAAGGAAAAGGTACTTGTAGTACTTAAAGAGTACACAGGTCCTGCAGATCCAGGTGATACTACACAGCCAAGTACCTTTAAAATTGCTCGTGAAACTTTAGTTACAGCACAGCGTCTTCTTTTAGATACTGGTAACTTAAACATGTTCCACCAGTCTATTGGTTCTCTAACACTTTTAGATGACTATAGAAGATGGAGAGATAGAGTATTCATTGACGAGCTTGCAAAAGCAGAAACTAACGGAGCAGCATCCTCTACACAAGGTGGATATTTCTTCGCTGGTGGAAAAACAAAAGATTCTTCTGGACGTATTGCATATACATCCACAGAATATGGAAATCAGATTCAACAGTTCTCAGTAAAAACTGACCTATTAACTGTTGTTAAAGATTTACGTAAGAGAAACGTTCCAACATATGCAGATGGTTTATATCGCTGCTTAGTTGATCCAACATTCATGATGCACTTACGTCGTGACAGCGACTTCAGAGAAATCGCACGTTACGCTGGTGCTCCTGGCCAAGGAATGTACATGGGTAATCCTATGATTCCTAACAACGCTAGTTTCTTCCAAGGACCTCAGGCTGGACAAGCTTACTTCCTTGCAGGTGAACCAGTAATGCCAACAGGCGTACAGTTTGAAGGTGTTAAATTCTTCGAGTCTACAAACTTCCCAACTAAGAACATAACAGCTACTTTTGACAATAGTTCTTATGCTTCTAGAGAAGTTGCTCAAGGATTCTTCTTCGGACCACAAGCAATTGGTGTTGGAATTGGTGGACCTAATGCACAGGTACTCATCAATAATAACGATGATTTTAGTCGCTTTATCATTTTGATTTGGCAACTATACGCTGGTTTCGAGAGTCTAAACAAAGATTTCGTTACAACAGCATTTAGTTTCGTATCAGATGACGGCAGCATCTAGTAATTAAATAAAATAAGTAAAATTAAAGGAGAAATAAATGTCTTATTTATCAGCTAAGAAAATATACCCTGGTAACTTTACAGAGGCTCTTAACGGTTGGTACAAAAATGTTGATACTACCGATAGTGGCTCTAATGACAAGAGTGTAGGAGGTCCTACTTCTGTACTCGCAGTTCCAGGTTATAGATATTTTCAACAACGTGGTTATGCACAGATCACAGGTAAGGTAGGTGGAAAGGTTTCATCAGCAGATGTTATCGTTCCTTCACCTTATAGAAATGATGATACACGTACAGACATCACAGGAATGGTGATCTCAGGTAGTTCAACTCTTCCTTCTTATGTTTATCGTGCTGCAGTATCTGTTGCATCTGGTTGGGATGGTCGTGTTGCTTCTGGTATTTATGCCGCAACTGGTGACGCAATCTCATTCGGACGTAGTAATGGTGGTTCACCTGTAGCAGCTTCTGGTCTTGCAGAGGGATGTGCTCAGGCAAACATCACATCAACAGTAGATGGAACAGGTGATGGTGGATCTGGTGCTATCTTCTTCGCTGCTGGCGTTGAAGGTTTCAGTGGTAATCCATTCATTACAGCTTCTGGTACAGCTGCTGGTGGTGCATTACATCCAGGCGTAGCTTATAAGTCAATCACTGCTGCAACTACTTACAAAGTATTTAGTAAAGCAGGTGCTAACGCTACTTCCGCTGGTAATGGTTTCTACCTATCTGATGCAGATGTAGATGCTAATAAGAAAGGATACATTGTATGTGAAGTTTGCTACATCCAACCAGATGAAGCTCCTCAGTACAACGATATCGAGCAGTACATCATAGGTCGCACAGTTAGCTAAATGAGGTAAACTAAGATCAGGTATATTACTTGGTCTTAGTTATGCTTTATCAGCACAAAAAAACAGGTGCGAGAGTTAAAAAAGTTTGCAGCTACGAAGATGGCGAATATTACATGGTTGAAGATCAAGACGGTAAAATCTTTACCGCCTTTGACCATGAATTAATTTTAGATAAGTCCGCTACTACAAAAGTCAAAACTTTACAAATAAAAGACAAGGCAGCAAAAGAAGAGCCTCGATCTTTCCCTCCCGAAACTAGATTAAATATAAATGGTGCTACGGCACAAATGATTGCGGATCACGTAAAGGGAATAGGTTTGAAGACAGCTAAAGAGATAAAAGATTTACAAATGTCTTTATCGGGTGAGAAGTTTGCGAATCTTGAACAGCTCAGACAAATAAAGAGGGTAGATTGGGATTCTCTCTTTGCTGCCAATTTAATCCGAGTATAATTATTGAATAACGTAAATAAAGTGTGGAACTATCTGACTTCGATAAAAGTAGAGTTAGGTATCATTTAGGATACTTCACAGTTTCTGTACCAGCAGGTGACTATGCCCGTTTGGAAGAAGCTATGAATACTATTCCAGATTCATTCTTTAACGACAGAATTATTGTTCAGATTGGAAGATGTGATACTGCTGAGAAGAAAACAGAGGTAGCATCAACACCTTCTACAAGATTAGAGACAATCGCTGGTGACGTTGATAGAACTATTCGTTCCAGTAATGCTAAAGACGCTTTGAAGATATGGAGTGAGATATATTTGTATGAAACAAATAGATTAGCAGGGATATTATACGTACCTAATTATAAAGATCCTATGCAAGCTAGATATAGATATGAGAGATCAGGTGCTGAATTTATACAAGCTTTACCAGGTCCTGCAGATACGGCAGTTGGATCTCGTATGCATTTAGCGGAGAACTGGAGGTAGATATATGAGTCCCGCATTCGCTATTCCTCTTGGTGGCCTTATTCCTCTTGCAGGGCTAAGTCTTAGCATTCCTTTTTTAGGAAGACAGCAACAAGGCGAGGATAATATTTATGGAGGCATAAATTTTGGACCTTCAGGAGAAAGTAATACTCTTAATTTTCAAGATTTGATAAATACTATGCGGAAGAATCCTAAGATTCCGTTTTTAAATTTTGGTAAGAAAGATACATTTACAGAGGATTTTCTGCAAGGAAAGACAACTGATAAGTACCCAATGTCATCTGAAGCTGTTCAAGGCTTAAAAGATCAAGCAACTTTATTTAATAAAGATGGAGATTATGTTGGAGGAGTATTACCTAGTGGCATAGTAGAAAGTAAACCAACCACAATGTTACAGGAGCAAAATCAAATTTTAGATGCTTATGGAAGACCTATTGTAAAAAGTAATACTTCATCTACAACTTTTGATAATACTGATATCTCATCAAATAACAATAACAATAATAATGATAAAAAAGATAAAAATAATCTTTTTAAAACTATAGGAAACTTTGCATTAGCTGGTGGAGCATTTAGTTTAGGTTCATTTTTAACTGATAAAATAATGGATCGTTTAACGAAAAAAGATGATAAGGATGAAGAAGATGGCTTTAAAACTGATTTTGAAGATATAACAGGCATAACTTACGAAAAAGCAATGGAGTTGCAACGTAAGAGAGAAAATGAGTTAATGAACAGAAGAGCTTTAGAGGGAGGAATAAAAGATGCGGGTAAGTATATGTATCTCGCTGGAGCAGCTGGAATGGAAGCTGGTAAGAATATTGGACGAAATACACAAGACATGTTAAGAAGTATGGCTTATGGTCAATCGGCCTTAGCCAACACTATAGCTGGAGCCGCTAAGACAGCACCGTTGACAAGAACGTACTTCAGTTAAAATAAGTTTATATAAAATATTGTGATTACAAGTGGCATCTACATCGACTAATAAACAACCATTATTGGTTGACCGTCCATTATTTGATTCCGTAAGAGTAACTACACAAACTGTTGGAAGTCAGGCAACTAATACTTTATTTGTACAAGGTGGTCAAGCTCCTTCTATTTTGGTAGATATGGACGCAGCATTGAGTGAAGATAATAACGATGGTGGAGTAATTGATTCAATTCTGATTACTAGAAATGATTACTATCGTGGTAATGATTTTACATTGAATGTTACCAATAAAGATTCAATTGTTTCATTGATTAGTGGAATGGTTGTTTTTATGGAAGATCCTACACAAGCAACTGTTGCAAGTAACAGCTATCAATATGGACATTACACATACACAGGTGGAACAACATTAACAGGTATTTTAAAAGCTTTAAATTACTCAGGAGGTCTTACTCAAGGATTTACTTATCAAGGTGTTAACTATGGACAACAACCTGAAGTAACTTTTGTTTTCTATCAATCTCGTGGAACAACAACTCCAATACCTGCTTCTGGAGATTATAAATTATTATTTGCCAAGAAAGTACCTGCTGGAGTTCATAGTGTGGATTGTTCAGATGTAATGCCTCATTTATCCACTCCCGGCGTTCACTCTGCGTTTGCCTCCTCTACAGGCGATGCGAATGCCGGTCAACCAATTAGAAACAGGGGTATATATCTAGAGCGTGGAGACAGAGTATATGTAGGTGTTTATGCAGAGGGTCCTAATACC